CTCGTAATCTTGATGGGGGCCTTGCGGTTTACAGATGATGTCTGGTCTGCACTTACACAAGACGTCGTCTTCAAACCAATAGAAAGATGCCTCGGGTATCTTGCCGTCGCCGTCCAGATACATCTTGCCTTCTTCAATCATATAGGCATCCATTTGATTGATCGCGTGCATATCGGATTCGTTGATAACGACTAAGCCTCTGTCAATAAACTCTTGTTTCATTTCTTTATTGGCTTTCGTATACGGGGATCCAAAGATTACGCCCACATTATTATGAAAGGCTTCGTCGCCCTCCACTAGCATATAGTGAGCGGCAGTACCGAACTCCATAGCTTTGGTCGTTTCTTGTTCTACTTCAAGCGCGTGTATTTGGCTTTCACCAAACTTACGAAAGAAGCTGGAACTCTTACCCACGTCAGAGTGGTAAAGTTCGTTGGGTATATCAAAGACAACAAGCGCGTCGCCTTTCTGGGTTGGTTCATATTGTTCTAGTTCAGGTATTGCTTTCATTTTTTTCTCCATTGTTATAACCCTCTGCTACTAAAAACAAATCAATCTTTTCACTTATATCTTGTATTAAAGGTGTGCAAAGGTCTTGTCGGTATGAGGAGGGTTCTACTAATTCATGGTTTATTTTTTTAAATAAATAAGCATGCAAAGCTCCGTAAGCTACTTTTTGCAATTTTTGTTTATTTTTTTCCAATATTTCATCTACAAATTTTTCAGTTCTTTTCATTTCATCCTCCAATTAAAAAGGTATGTCATCATCCACATCCCAAGTCTTAGGTCTGTAAACTCGTTTAGTATCTTCTTCCTTTTGTCGTTTCTCAAAAGCGGCTTGCTTCTTGAACATATCTATAAAGGGTGAATCTTCTTCGTATTCTAACAGGGTGGTCTGCACCACGTTGTCGTTGTAAAAAGGTTCAGGCCAATAGCCTATATCGTTTTTGATACGCATAAGGTTTTGACTGACTGTTTCGCGTGGGTTGTATTCAGGTTTTTGTATGGCTTGCCAATACTCCTGGACCGCTTTGATTTCTGTATCGTCGCCGACAAACGTAATATCAAACTCAGTCTTGTCGTAAGGCAAGTACACAAACTTACCGTCCTTCTTCTTTAGAGGGTAGCAACGAATGGGTTTACCTATTGTCATCTTTTAAGACCTCCTTGTAAGCCAATTCAAATACGTGGGGATGATGATGCAGTATATACATCATAGCCTCAGACATTCTATTGATAGATTGTAGGTCTACAAACAGTTCATTTATATGGTCTGGTTGGACTATACCGATTTGGTCCTTTGCTTCTTCAGACAGGGTTTCGTTGATTAGATTATTTAGTTCACTCATTTTTTTCTCCAATTAATTTATACAATCATAAACAAAAAACTTGCACGCGTAAAGAAAATATATATACTATCTGTAAATTACTTAGGAGAAAGATATGGCAAAGCCAAAAATAAACGAAGAATAACTATATAACGATTTCAATCTTGAACTGTTGGATGCAATAGAAAAAGCCGAATCTTTGGGTACGCCGATGATTGCACACGCGGGGTTGAGATTGTTTACTCAAATGGCTCTTGATTGCGCGCCAAACGAAATAATAGGATTGGGTGTCGTACTGGATACGATTAGAGACGTAAAACGCGACGACGAGCTTGAGTCAGATGAGTAGTTCATACAAAGTAAAAGAATACGTAGGTTATCAAGAGATACTAGATAACGTACGATCTATTGTTAAACGTATCGCGCCCGAGTGGGCCGCTTCATCTATCGTACAAGAGATAGATGACCTGGAGACTACGATTGACGAAACCTTGTCAGGCCGCGCGGATATGGCGGAAGAGATGTTACGGGATGATTTTGAATAGTTTCTACATAATAACTGAGCATCATTCGGAACCTGTCGAGTACGGTTATCAAGATGCGGTTGTACATGAAGCGAACAATTGGAAACTTTGGAAGCCGAAAGTATCGGATATAAAAGTCAGAACTAAATTAGATAAAGATGTTAAGGTTCTTGTCAGACGAGAAATACATCAAGATATATTGGAGTGTGAAAGTGACAAAAAAATTTAAACTAACTTTAAAGGACGGGTCCGTTGTAAATTATACAAAAAACAAAAATGGGGAGATACAATACTTTCCCGAGAAAGACCTGGATCCTAAAACTGCAAAAGCCAGGTGGGATGAACTATACGATAAGGTATATAAAAGAGCGGGGACACACTAGATGCAGTATAATTTAAGAACAGAATATGGGGGCAATATGAACGAAGAAGCCTTGATCGGAGAGATCGTATCGAATTTTAAAAAACTAAGTGCAGACAACAAAGAATACGTTTTGGACAGTCTGAACTTTATCAAAGAGAATCCTAACTTGGTGGTACTTAAAAATGAAGATGGTCAATAAGTACACGTGGCAAACAGTCTACGAAGTTAAACGAGGGAAGCGTTACAAGAAATACGTAAAGGTATTGACGCAACCCGACAACTCGAGAGAAGCACTACATACGGCTTCTATAAAATAATAGATATGCAGTTGCACTCTTTCTCCGTAAGAAGGTAAACAAATGGCTCGAGGTACAGTCAGCAACGAAGTACCTCACCCTTATTAATATGTTAAAAGCAGACGGTTTCGACAAAGCAATTATAGGACAGACCTACGATATGGTCGTATCGGAAGAACGTCTGATCTATTCGGTTGAGAAGTGTGTTGAGATCTTGGTAGAACGAGACGGTATGACGAGCGAAGAAGCAATCGAGTACCTAGATTTTAACGTACTTTGCGCGTATATCGGCAAAGATCAACCTGTCTTCCTTTCGGAAGCCTACGACGAAATAGAATAATCGGCTATACTGTCGGTATGACAGATTTAAAATTAGTAAACTTAAACAACTACAGACGTAATCCCAGTCATATCGAAGGAAAAGAACGCCTAGACGCGTTGTTCGAGGATTTTGTCCGCAGAGGCGCGGATCCCGAAATGGTCGCAGAGATGATATTCGCGTATGGCGTATGTGAAGTCATTAATTACGCATCTAAGCCCGAAAACGGCCTTGATTCGATAGCGCGGCTATTGTCGGAAAGTTTCGGCCTGGATATCGAGCGTAATCAGTATTTTGACCCCGAAATAACGGGTTTTGTCAAAGATGACGATTAGCGTGACAAAACTATTGGCCTTGAAACGTAGCTGTCAGGCACTTTAGGCGTTTTGTCAGTTTTGTCAGGGTATGGGGCTTTGTCTAAAAGTGTGGATACAAAATGTAGAGAATGTAAAGGGAGGGTAAGAGAAAGTATGACAAAAGTACTATATATAGTAGTAATATATATATTAGAAAATAAATATACCTTATAAATACAGGGTTTCGGAGGATTTATAGTTTTGTCAGGATAAGTGTGACAAAACTCTGACAAAACACAATTAAGTATGACAAAACTAAAACCACATATCAGAGAGAACTTAGAGCCAGAATACGTCGATTTGTTAGAATCGGAACTCGTTGTTAAGATATGCAAAGAATTTCCAGGAGCAAGAGTAATATGCCTGCAAAAGATTTAAGAATAAGACAAAGTGTTACTATAGATAAAACCTTAGAAGAGGATGTCGAAGATATGCCTTTTGAGTACATGGACCCGAATGAGAAGCAACTGACTAAGAGACAACGATTGTTAGTCTGGAATGCAGTCAACGATCCTCAATTATCGTTTGCAGAGGCCGCTAAGAAGGCGGGATATAAGAATCCTGTCGTTATCGGTAGGTATATGCGAGAAGGCAATAAGTATTCTCACGTACGTCGGGAGTATGAACGATTGATGTCGGAGGCTAAGAAAAAGTTTGAGCTAACGCATGAACGAGCAGTCGAGGACTTGTATAAGTTAAGGGATGACGCTTGGGGTCGGGGTGCATTTAACGCGGCCATACAAGCTCAAGGACTGTTGCTTAAAGTCGGGGGACTTATCGTTGATCGTCGGGAAGTATTGCACGGTAAAATAGATCAGATGAGTCGGGAAGAGGTTGAGCGTAGACTCCAGGACTTACTAGGATCTAAGACAGGTATTACGATTGAGAACAAGTCGGATACTAAGGCCATAGAAAGTAAGTAGTCGGGAGTCATTAGGTTTTATTCTTCATAATTGATTTATAAATACTTCCTTCTTCGGAAAGGTAGATTGTTTGTTCGGTATCTTTATTTCCGCAAAAAGGACACTTTCTAATAAACTGTTCACCTTCAAAATAGTGATTATTACACTTCAAACATTCAACGATTTGCATTAGCTTTTCTCCTCAATAACTTTGTAACACTTTGCATATCCTGTTGTATTAACTTCTCTTATACCTTCGTCGTTGATGTATGTAGGGTAGAAAACAAGTCGGCACTCGTTTGTTATATCGTCCCTGTATAAGTTCATATCCCATACTTCTCCTTCTTCGGTATCTACAGATGTCCAATTATCATCTTGCCAATCAAATACAGTACATTCTTTCATTGTCTTTTCTTCTCTGAGTACCTTCCACGTTTTAGTCATTAGCTTTTCTCCTTGAGTTCATTTCTAGCTTTAGCGGACTC